GCAATTAATAGAATTAATTTAATGGCAGATGATATTGATACTATTCAGGATGCTCATTCTATTTGTCAGGAATTTGAAGAATGGTTAGATCCAGATGGAATAAATCAAGAAGTTTTTTCATTAGAGTATTTTGGAGAAGGTAGTGAGTATCAGTAGAACTGGAAAAGATAGACCTAAAAAAGAAAATTGTCGTAAGATACTTTCTAGTTATGGTTATACAGGTTCTTCTGTTGAGGAATGTATAGAAGAATGGTGTAGTAAGCAATACACTACAGCAGGGCTTGTCAAATATTATGAAGCATACTATAATAAATAAATTACTTATAATAGAACAATGCAAAAAATTATAAATGTACTTGCTCTTGCGTCTGTCGCTGTATCTGCTGCCGTTGTTGGCACTGGTGCTTACGTTTACGTTAACAAGGACGCAATAATAGAAAGCGTCACAGAGAAGGCACTGGGATCCCTTGGAGGACTTGGTGGAGGATTAGGTGGTGCTGGTTTAGGTGCTCCTGATCTTTCTCCTTCTCCTGCACCAGATCAAGCTGCTGCACCAGCTCCTGGTTTAGGTCTTCCTACCCCAAGTTCTGCCTTTTAATTAACAAAACTTAAAGTGACTATATAGTTGTAGTCACCTTAAGTATTATGGCAGAAGTTCGTAGCGACATCAAAGAAGAGGTTGTCGAAGAAGAGCATCTTGAGGATGAACCCAAGAAGAAAAGTGCTCTAGGAAAATTAAAAGATGCTATTCTACCTGATGCTGACGAGCAAGCAGCAATCATAAGTACATTTGTACGGCTGGGTGTGTTGGTGTGGTCGGGTGGAATTTTGACTTTAAATTACGTAGCTATTCCAGGTGTTCCACAACAGAAAATAGATCCTACATTTATTGCTTCGGTTTTTACAGGAGTTTTGGCTAGCTTCGGAATCCAAACAGCATCTAAGAAGGGTGATGGAACAATGAAGATGCAGAATGGTAATGGCAATGGTAATGGTAATGGTAATGGTGGCATCAGCAAGAAAGATCTTGAGACATTAATTGAAAAGGCATCACAAACTGCACCTGCTCAAACAATTAGAATTGAACAGGCACCATTAAATATAAGTGCTCAAGCACCTAAAGAAGAACCACCTTACAAACTATAATCATAGGAGGATATTATGGAAAATAAGTGGAAGTGGATATCAATCGGAGTCGTTGGAAGTCTCTTTGCATTGTCTCATATAGGGATGATAGGAATGCTTGCTAAAAGAGAAAGTAAGTTTCCTCAAATCAATGTTCCTGTAGGAGATTATACATCATATAATGTGATGGCAGGAAAGGATGGATATAGTATTAACTATAAAGCAAATGATCCCACTGTAATGAGTGTGAATAAGGATATTAAAAGAAAAGGTGGGTTTCTGGGGTTATCTAATAATACAACTAAAGTCACTGAAGAATATGTTATGGACGGATCCTATCATCAAGGTGGTCCAACATCCAATCGTAGATCATGGCAAGATCCTTCCACGATGGGAGGAGATGGAGAAAAAAAGATCAGTGCCAGAACCATCGAGTGCATCGAGGCAGCAGGTGGTGGACGATCAACAGGGAAGCTTGTCGGCGGTAGCGTTGGTGCTGCTGTTGGTTCTGGTCTCTCCTCTGTACCTTTTGTTGGTTGGGTTCTTACTGGTGCTGCGACAATGATGGGTATGGAACAAGGTGGAAACATTGGTGCAGATATGGCACAAATTGGTAAAGATTGTGGTCCAGAACTTACAGAAGATAAATAAATATAACAGAGTCCGTCTCTTTACATGAAAAAATGCCCACAAGGTGAATATTACTGCAATGACAGTAAGAAGTGTAAACCAATTCCAGGTGGTTATCATACCACTCGCTTAGGTTGGTTAGTTAGAGATAACGATGATGAAAACAAAAAGAAAAATGGTAATGGAAAGAAATCTAACGGATCTTCTAACGGGAATGGGAATGGTTCCAATGGTAATGGTAATGGTGGTAACCAGTCTAGCAATGGTGGGAGTTCTAACGGCTCTAATGGTGGTGGAGGAGTAAGTGAATCCACATACATACCAAGGAGAACAGGAAATATAATAACTGCAATGTTGGCGTGGAGAGGAAACCAGTATAGTCTTCAAATGTTTTTCCCCCACATCAAAACCCCCTCACGCAGAGAAGTACAGGATCAAGTGAGAAAAGTGTATCCTAATGCTAAACTCTGGAATTACAAAGTTTCGGACTATGACCCAGGAGAACCTCTCCTCCAGATCGGAGGAAAATAAAACTAAAGATTTAGAGAAGAAAGTAGATCAATTAGAAAGAACATTAGAATTAGTAAAGAAAACCTTAGATCATGACAAACAAATGAAATTACAACAACCTAAACAATTTGGAAAATATGAGATGACTTAATTATGGATGACATTTATTTAGGTAATCCCAATCTAAAAAAAGCAAATGTTGCTCAAGAGTTTAGTGAAGAACAAATTCTTGAGTTTATGAAGTGTGCTCAAGATCCCGTATATTTTGCTAAGACTTATATGAAGATTGTTTCTCTTGATGAGGGACTGGTTCAATTTCATCCCTATGATTTCCAAGAGAAATTAATTAGAAATTTCCACGAGAATAGATTTAATATATGTAAGATGCCTCGTCAGACTGGTAAGTCTACTACATCTGTATCATATCTGTTACACTATGTTGTTTTTAATGACAGTGTGAATGTCGGTATACTTGCAAACAAAGCGGCAACTGCAAGAGACTTATTGGGTAGATTGCAGACTGCATATGAGAATTTACCTAAATGGATGCAGCAGGGTATTATATCATGGAACAAAGGTTCATTGGAGTTAGAAAATGGTAGTAAAATCTTGGCAGCTTCTACTTCTGCTAGTGCTGTTAGGGGTATGTCTTTTAATATCCTATTCTTGGATGAGTTTGCTTTTGTACCCAATCACATCGCTGAAGCTTTCTTTTCTAGTGTTTATCCTACTATTACTTCTGGTAAGACAACTAAAGTCATAATGGTTTCAACCCCACATGGGATGAATCATTTCTATAGGTATTGGCACGATGCAGAACGAGGTAAGAATGAGTATATACCAACTGATGTACATTGGTCACAAGTTCCTGGTAGGGATTCTGAATGGAGAAGACAAACTATTGCAAACACATCTGAACAACAGTTTAAGATTGAGTTTGAGTGTGAGTTTTTAGGATCTGTTGATACTCTTATTAGTCCATCTAAACTTAGAACTCTTGTTTATGAAAATCCAAAAACAAGAAGTGCTGGATTGGATATCTATGAAGATCCTGTAAAAGATCATGATTATCTAATGACTGTTGACGTTGCAAGAGGAGTGAGTGAAGATTACTCTGCTTTTGTGTTAGTTGATATTACAGAGTTCCCTCATAGGATTGTTGGTAAGTATAGAAATAATGAAATTAAACCCATGATATTTCCCAACTTAATTTGGGAGGTGGCAAAGAAATATAACAATGCATTTATAATGTGTGAGGTAAATGATATTGGTGATCAGGTAGCATCTATTCTTAACTTTGATTTGGAATATGAAAATTTATTAATGTGTTCTATGAGAGGTAGAGCAGGTCAAGTTGTGGGTCAAGGTTTCTCTGGTAAGAAGACTCAACTTGGGGTTAAGATGTCCAAGACTGTTAAAAAGGTTGGATCTCTTAATTTAAAAGCACTTATTGAATCTGATAAGATAGTATTTAAAGATTATGAGATTATATCTGAATTAACGACATTTATACAGAAACATAATTCATTTGAGGCAGAAGAAGGATGTAATGATGACCTTGCTATGTGTTTAGTCATATATGCATGGTTAGTTCAGAATGATTACTTTAAGGAACTTACCGATCAAGATGTTCGTAAAAGATTATATGAAGAACAGAAGAATCAGATAGAACAAGACATGGCTCCATTTGGTTTTATGGATGATGGAATGGGAGATGAGAGTTTTGTTGATGGTGATGGAGATAGATGGTTCCAAGCAGATGAGTATGGAGATAAATCATATATGTGGGAATACTTATCCTAATGGAAATAGACAAGCAAATAAAGTTAGGACATTTATTGCTGTCTAATCGAATATGTAGAACTTGCGGAGAAGAGAAGAATTTAATAGAAAGTTTTTATAGAACTCGTAAAGATAGAGGCCCTGTTGCATCTTCTTATTCTTATGAGTGTAAGGTATGTACAATTCAAAGAATAGTAAAGAATAGAAGAAAAGATAATCCCTTTACTGAATGGAATTACCCTGATTGGTAATTGTTCACGGCATGTTTCCCCACCGAAAATGTCATAATCAATAAATAATTTCAGGTAAAAATGAGTATTTCGGAGAAGAATATGGCGACTCCTCAATTATCACCTGGAGTAGTAGTTAGGGAGGTTGACCTAACTGTTGGAAGAGCAGATAATGTATTGGCGAACGTCGGTGCAATTGCTGGACCTTTTAGGATTGGACCTGTAGAGGAAGCAATTAACATTACTACCGAACAGGAATTAATCAACACA